CGCTTCTAATCGTCTTGTGGCTGTTCCTCGCGGCGTCCCTATGTATGCTGTGGGTCGCAGCCAACTGGCTCGAGGAGAGGTCAAGTTCTTCGACGTAGCCCCCACAATTCCTTCTGTTGCCGGCCCTTACGGTTTTCAGACCATTACTGCTCCTCCGACAGGAGCAGAGCCTGTTACTCCTTTTGCTGGGATCACAGAGATCAATTGTGTCCCACAAGGTGCCACGTCCTACAACCGCATTGGCACAAAGATCCTCATGAAGTCGATCATGTTCAACGCAACCATTTTCCTTGGTGGTTCTGTTCCAACACATGGAGTCTACCGTTACATGATCGTTTACGATCATCAGCCCAACGGCGCTTTTCCCGGCATTGCTGACCTGATTTCGCAGAACATTAGCACTGCGCCCACGATGTTCTCGAGCATCAACATGTCCAACCGCTCTCGGTTCATTGTCCTTCGTGACCGCGTTGGAAACCTCGACGTCGATGGAGGCAACGGAGCCATTGTCCACGTCAAGGAGTTCATCAAGACCAAGCTCGAGACTCAGTACAGGACCAACACAGGGACTATTGGAGACATCACTACAGGCGCTGTTTACTTCATTGCGTTTGCCTCCTTTTCCAGCGCAGTGACCTACGTCACCATGTCTCAGCCCACTTTCCGCATTCGGTACCTCGACTGAACAAGCTTTTCTCTCTTTTTTCCCCAAGTGGTTTTTCAAGAGAGTTTCTAGAAATTTTCATCTAGTTACAGTGTGTGTGTTTTATTTTCATGGGTGCGGCGCGAACCAGGAAGGGCTGTGCTGAGCGATGATGTCGTCGCGCACGAAGTGTTCACCGTCTGCTGTAGTGACCATGTCTGCGTCTGTAGCCACTGTGATGTGTGCGACGGCCCTGCGAAGCTTGGGCGGTTCTTCTTCTGCTGTTGCTGCTGCAGCGCACTCTTCGTCCTCGTCTGTAGGCGGATCTTGCATCCGTTGCGGGCATGCTGGTAGAGGTTCGTCTGCGCGTGGAGGCGCTGCTGCTGCTGCGCCAGGCAGGATGCCGCTCCACTTCAGCATGTCGAGGCTGCGGTGCAGTGCGTCGCGTGAGTCCACGTGGATGTAGCGAGGTCCGTCAGGCCGAGGCGGAATACGAGTTGGATCACCGATGTCGAGACGGCGAGCGAGAGCCTTCATCTCTTCGTCGCGGGCTCCGTCCTCGTTCTTGTACCACTTGTCGGGCGTGTAGTTGGAGGTGATGAAGACCATCGTGAAGCGAGCGGGGACGAGACCGCCCTTGATCTCCAGCCTGAGAGGATACGGGTCGAGGATCTGCAACATCTTCTGCAGCTGCACTTGGCCCTTGAACTCTTCGAACATGACCGCCGGTTGACCAGTGTAGCCGTCCCACCAGAGGCCGCTGTTCCCCATGTTTACGACGTAGATGTCGGGCAGTAGATCGTGCACGGAGTAGCTCTTGCCGATCCCCGTCGGCCCAACGATGGTGATGACCTTGAGATTGTCGCGCCTAGGCGGAGGAGCGAGTGCGGCCAGCTTGAGGCAGCCCGAAGCGTACTTGAGGAAGACTCCAGGGTCGATTGCACGGATGTCGCCTGTCCGCATGAGCTGCTCTGCCGCTTCTTTGAGGTCAGTCCGATCGCCTTGCTTTACAGACTCGCCGAGCGTCCAGGGTCCTTCGAGACGACCTTCGGTCTTCGTGCAGTACTCTTTGTTCTGCTCGGCGTTGCCCTTAGCCACGATGAAATGGGCGCGGTCAAAGACGTGGAAGACTTCTCCTTCGGCTGTCTTGCTTGTGATCTTCTTGAGCCACGACATAGCCTGAGGTCGAGAGAGCTGAATGTAGCCTTGGAGATGAGGCGTTCCTTGCTCGCCGCGCTCGAGCTGGTAGACGATGAACTTAACGCCGTCTGGGAGTCCATCCGGGAAGAGCACTTTGTGCGTCGGGTTGTTGATGGTGAAGCACCACGCGCGCACTTTCTTCCTTGCGTCCGCTGCCGTTTCTGCTGATTCCGACATGCTGTTGCTCGTTCACTTTGCGTTAAAAAAATGAAAAATGTGTCTCAATTGCCCTTAAATAGAGTTGTTCTCCACGTCATTCGCAGAGTTACACGAAGTTCATACTTTCAATTCCACGTCACCACTTACGTCACTATGACGTCCGATTTACGTCACCAAGAATTTTCATGAGTGAAGTGAAGCAAGCGACAAAGAGTATATACAATTGCGGCGATCTATTCGCCGCACATGCACATCCCCCTTGCCGCCTACTTCCCGTGACATAGGAGGGTCGACGACCCTCCTCACCCCAACGGTGTTAACTAGAAAAAATGCCCGCATTAGTCGGACCAAAAGTTTACTAGCCCGAAGTGCTGGTATACTATTACCCAGCACTTCGTCCCACTTCGTCCCAAGAATCTAGATATTATTGACGTCACTTTTCGCCGAAAGGATTTTCATGTGAATGGTTCATATGAAAAGTAGGAGCATATAAGTCGGCGCGGTCCGCAATTCTTTCATTTTAATTAAAACAAACTGGAAGAGATATGTCGTTCGCTTTGGGTACTTCTCGCAACCCTGCTATCATCGTCGCTCGCACGCCCGTCTCTAGGGCCCCATTCAAGACCATTGGACAGATCCGCGCAGATGAGGCCGCAGCCAGGTCTGGGCGCCGCCAAGCGTCGTACGCTTCTAATCGTCTTGTGGCTGTTCCTCGCGGCGTCCCTATGTATGCTGTGGGTCGCAGCCAACTGGCTCGAGGAGAGGTCAAGTTCTTCGACGTAGCCCCCACAATTCCTTCTGTTGCC